GGTCGCCTTCTCCAGGGCCCGGGAGCTCTCTCCCTTGGCATTGGAGGCGACGGCAAGCGCCGACTGCGCGCTCTCCTTGGCAACATGAGTGTTCTCTGCCGCATCGTTGGCAGCGGTGAGGGCCGACGTAGCATCCCGGGATGCGGTGCGTGCCTGAGTGAGGGCGCTTCCGAGGTTTTCGTCGATCTTGTTCATGGCGCCGTTCAGGTCGCCAAGGACGCTGAAGTGGTCGGACGCCACATACAGGGGCAGTTGAAAGTTGTTCGTTTTGTTGGTGGCGGGCATTAGTTTACTCTCCTGTTCTGAAGGTCCTGCATAGTAAGAGACTCGACTTGCTGAGCCGTATGAGAAAGGATACCTGTACCTGTGGACACGTATTCCATGATGCTAAGAATAGCGTCCTGAGGGCTACAATACTTGCCCGTGACAGGCGAGAACATCCACGTACCGAAGTGCGTGAGAAAATTCTTGCCCTCGGTCTCTAACTCGGAGATGGTCACCGGCCAACCGTCGATGTCGCCGGCGGTGCACCCCATGCGAGACAGATCATCGGCCAGCAGACCATGAACTGTGTACCGGTTGTGCAGATCGGCGATAAGTTCGCTCAGTTCGCACGTCTCACCGGTAAGCCAATTGAAAACCTTGAATTTGTCGTCTTTGAACTGCCTCTTCGTCCATTGAGTTAGCGTTTCCTGAAAACGCTTGAATTCCTCATCATACTTCCGTACCGACTCGGCGATCTGCTCCCGTAGTTGTTCAGGCAGAGCATGATACTGCTCAAGTTCCTTGCGAACATCACCGAGGAGGCGGGTAACCCTCATGTTGTAGTCGGCGGCCAAGTTCTCCAGGTTGTTGGAGAGGTTGTCGCGCAGACCATTGTTGACCCATTTACGCAATTCCTCCAAGATCTGGAGATAAGTATATCCATCTCGATAGGTAAATGGAACCGTATTCGTCAGTCGGTAATCCGGTGGAACCAGAAGATAATCACCGTCTTTGATGATATCATTAGGGTTGTACGGTTCAGTACCAGAGTCCATAGGTCGCCCTCCTCCCCGTAAGAGAATCATTGCTACTTCTCACACTCATGAACAACTCCTGAAGTTCCGTGATCACCATCATATCGACGTTCGTGAATGTCTCCCGCCACGCTGCGATAAGTTGCGGCGCGTGACCAGTATAACCCCACGAACGTGACTCCTGAGACCCACGCTGCGACGATTCCCCGGACTGCGACGAGTCACCACTTGTCTCACCCCGCACATCGTTCGTCCCGTCGGAGTTGCTCACGTTATCGTTGGCCGCCGTGGCATAGTCTCCATCGCCCGAAAGCCTGACCTGCGGCGTCTCGGACTGGACGGTTCTGGCACTCGCCTTGGTTGCGGACACGGTGCTCGTCGTCTGCTTGGCACCCTGGGACTGCTTCCCGGAAGAGCGCCCGCTGGACTCCTGGTCGCCACGAGAGTGCATGTCCTGAGTGAGGAGCGGGTCGATATTGACTAGTTCAGCCTCATACCATTTATTATAGTATGGCATGATTTCGTTCATTTTCGTACGCAGTTGACGTACGAACATATCTACCGATTCCAGACCGATTTCATTATAGTAATAGTGGTCGATGATTTTTTGGTTCAGAAAATCCCTGTACTGCTCATCGAAAATCGGATAGGATTCCAACCCGATATTCTCCACACCTTGTCGCGCAATCACCTCGCGCAACTCAATCGTGTAGTCAGCCATTCTTGTGCATCTCCTCCAAATCAGTGCTCCCCAAACCCGGATTCTGGTCGGTGAGACCCCCGGCGACAGCGCCCAAGGCGGCGTTCTCCGCAGTCGTCATCTCGTCGAGATTCCACTCGCACATGACCTCAAGCCCATACATCTTGTTGATCCGCTCACAGGCGCGCTGTCGTTCATTCAGGGCAACAGCGCGCATAGCGAGCACTTGGCCCGACGCTCCGGACGCTTCCTCGACGACCATGCGCTCCCGCTTCTCGGAGTTAACATTCATGATACCGAGCAGTGTGAGCGTCTCGTTCCAGGTGCGCACTTTGGCGTCCATGACGTCCTTGATCTGATTCGGCTTGTAACCGATATCGAACAAGGAAATTTTTTCCGCCATTGACTCGGCGCTTAGGGCCTCAGTGCCAAAAATCACTGGCTGACCTTCGACAACTTTATTGAAAGCCTGCACCATGGAATTGTATTCATTATTGTTAACGGCAAACACAAATGGGTGACGTGCCGACAACATATTGATTTCCAGTGTCCTGTCCAAGGCAGCGAGACGCTGGGAATACATGGAAATGATGTCCCAATCCGGAATGCGGGTCTGATTCGCCCATATCGGGACGCACTCGTTACCGGAGAGTTGCCGGGAGAAAACTTGGTTCCCGTACACCGTGTACCCAGTGGGGTTGTCGTACATGTTGACTTCCCCGAGCCCTGTTGCCCGAAGTGTCATGAAGCGCTGGAACTCCTCATCGAAGTAAAACACTGTGAGCGCATCGCGCATAAGCGTCATCTCAAGGAAGCGCAGGTCCACCGTGTCAGGCATGCCGACCCACTTGAACCTATTGGACGTCATCTCAATGAGGATGCGCTCGTACATCGCGATCAACTGCGTCTCGCGAGTCTGAACAGGGTTCAGTTTATAGCCGGCGCCGTTCCCTTCATTGAAGGGACGGTATATCTTGCTGGCCACCCAATCTTTCTGATTGTTGATGTCAGGTGAAGTCAAGATGAATTCCTTTCAGCGGTTCATTGTCTCCGATCAGCGCACTGCCAATGGTGAAAGTCTTGTGCCATACGGTGACGCCTTTCTCAAATATACCACGAATCGACTGCTTGAACCCCTCCGGACACGTTGCGGATCGGATGTACGTCTCCTTCATCTGCCAGTATGTGAAATTCTCCATACACCTAAAGTTCTTCGGCGGCCGGTTGAAAACATTCATGGCGTAACCGTAGCGGAGCCAGAATTCACCAATGCGCACCATCGTGCCCACGTCGATAAGTTTCTGCCGCAGAACAATCTGCCACCCCTCCGCAGACAGCATGAACGCATCCCCGCCGGTTTGCCCCGACGTCGTCGGGGCAATCACGTCGCTGTCCTGAATTTTAGCGTTGATGCCGGCGATGGCGTTGGCGTAATCCCCGTTGGCGGCGAATTTGGCCATCTGTAGGTTGCTGTCCGCAAAATAACGACCATAACTATTCTTCAGGTTCGTCATGGCTGATGCCTGCTCGGCCCGCATGCGGTTATTCTCCAGGGCGGTACCGTACTCGTTGCCCATATTATAACCCTGGGTGAGGGCATTGATGGCGCCCCCGAGAATATTCCCTCCCAAAGCGCTGGCAACACCAGAGCCAATCGCATTCACGCCCGACCGCATGAATTGTTGGTTTGCATTATACTGTGCTATCTGCGTGTTGTACGCGTTGCCCAAGTTCGTCATATCCGTACCCTGCTGCATGGACGCCTGAGCCTGAGCAAACTGAGTTGATGCCCCGCGCAATGCTTTCTGCTGCCCCCACTCTGCGCTCTGCCGCTGGTAGGCGATCTGATGGGCATTGGACGCAGTGTACATGAGATACGAATTATTGGTGAGCGTAAAAGTCGGGAAGTTAGCGAATCCCGTCATCACATCAAAATGCTCACTTCGTCCATTCCAGTAGTCGGTGACGCCGAATGAGGAGGCATTCAAGTTGTTCACCGTGAACATAATTCTTGGATTCGGCGGCACAATATGTGCCCACTGAGTCACGTTGAATTTCCAGTCAACGATCGCCTCAGGGCGGATCATGAGGGGTGTACCCGTGAATGTTGTCAGCTCGAACCACATATAGGGGGCTGTGTAGAACTTCCACAAGTGCTTGTACCGGTCCGGAATGTGCGTGTCGGTCCTGAATGGGGCGGCCAGTTCAATCGTCTTATTGTTCTGGAACGCATCCCCAAAACCCTTTTTGGCAACAAAAACGTCCGCATTCACGGCGCTCTTGCCATCGTGCGGAACGTCAGGCAACTTTGTTTTGCGGCCCTCAAGCTTATCCCAGTTGATGACCCCGTTCGGAATAGCGGTGATGCTTACGATCCCCTGGGCCACCCACGGCGCATAGGACAAAGCCTCGGCCATCGTCGTGAAAGCGTCCACCGGCATGACGTACACGGCGCAACCGTTCGGCAGGCCCTCGGCGATGCTGCCCTTGGCGGTCGTGAATTTAGGGTCATCGGCGCTACCGTAATCTTCCTCCAGATCGACGGTGCTCGTGACGACAACGTCGTAGTTCGCCGTGTCGTACTCCTGCCCCTCCTCAGGGACCGGGGTAGCGGCGACAAATTCTCGCCAGACGTCGCCGACGATGTATTCGGCGCCGGTGTCAAGACCTTCGGGAGCTGTGAGGTAGCGGCGCCCGTTGTCGGTCCACGCTTCTTCGGCGGCGATGCCGAGGTGGGAGCGCTCGACGTAGCAGCGGGTAATCTCCCACTCGTGCATGTAGGACTGCCAGACATCCAACTGCACTGTGATCTCGGTCGTGTTCGGGGCTACGTATTCCACCGACGTGATGAAATAATAGAATGTATTGCGACTGTTGACGTGGTCCTCATTGTTCCTAGCAATGAGATAATTATATGTGTTCGCCTTGGAGAACGGCACGTCGATACGAATCGGACGACCCTGAGCACAGTACGTCAGGCCGTGAATCTGCGTCCATGTACTATGCTTTTTGTGACCATGAACAATGGCCTCAAAAGACTCGTCATAATTATCCCACCACACGACATCGCGATATGTCGCATCCCACGGGACGTTGCAGAGATAAACATCAGTATTCGGCGTCCAAATACTATAATCAAAATTAAGCCCGAAGTCTCCGATATCCTTCGGCGGGCGGGTAATAGCATTCATAGCAAAATGATACACCACGGCCCCGGGGCGAAGAACGGTGGCAAGAACTCCCCGGGGCCGCAGCGTATTCCCAACCCACACCCGATCCATCCCTTGATCGGAGGCGAGCCCAGCATAGCACGGAGAACGGCGCTCCGCAATCGAACATACGTACTATACCGCTAGTCTGTGGAGAAAATCCGGCACACTCCAACTCCAACTCCAACGTTTTAGTTGGAATCGGGATAGTTCAAGGGCCCCCTCCCCGGGTAGGGGAGAGGGCCCTTGCGCAGTGATCTGGCTTACTTCTTGGGCCAGATCTTCGGAGCCGGATCAATCTCCAGCGACCAGCTGAACGCCCCACCCGCCTTCGCCGGATCCGCGTTCGCCTTCAGCTGACCGCCGCCGACGATACGACCACTGATGGTCACGGAGATAGCCGTCTCATCCGAGGCGATCACGAACACGCCGTCGTTGTAAACACGCGTCCGCGGGGACTTGTTGCCCGTCATCGTGAAGTCAACCGGGATCTCCGCATCCGCCGGCAGATCCGCTCCGGCGATCGAATACGACAAGTACCCATTCTCGCCCGGCTTCATCTTGTCGGTCGAGGACACAGGGCGCCCGTCGGCGTGTCGGAACGCATCAGGCTTCACCTCGAGATTCTTCGGCGAGACCACATTCACCTTCTCATCGTCGGCGCCAGTCCAGAACAGAACTGCGGGCACGAACAAACTGGCACTGATAACCTCCCAGTGATGCAGGAAGTAGTTCTGACCCAGCGACACAGGGTTCGGCTGAGACGTGTTCTCCAGCAGGTTGTCAGCGATGACAAAGAAATCTTTCGTTGTCAGAATCGCCTGCGCCCCATCAATGTTGATCCGCGACTTGGGCACAGAAATGATCTGCGCCTCCATCTGCTGCTTGTCCAGGTTGAAAGCAGCGGCCCAGGTCGAAACGTTGATGTTGGCAATGACCTCGGGCGTCGTAATAAGAATAAGGTCCTCGGGGCGGGCCCACACCGGCATCTTGCCGGCGTTGTACTTGGTGTCCAAGAACCTGAGGTTGCCAGCGCACGCCTGGACCTTCTTAATGAAGGTCTCGCCGTCGGCCTTGCTGGCCCCAAGGCTCTGAAGGTCGGGCACCTGGGTGTGCCAGAAGCCGCCCCCGTCCTGGTACTCGCGCAGAAGAGACATGGTGAGCAGGAACTCGTCCCACGAATCGCTGGTCGCGGGCATCTGAAGAATCTGGTTCAGATACGTCTGAAGCCCCGAGTCGTCCAAGAAAGCCCTGCGCAGCTGATCCCGGTTGACGGTGATCTTGTAGAATTCCTGCCGGTTCACCGTGTGGAACTGGCTGGCGACATCGGGCTTCTCCGTGCCGAAAATGGCCTTCTCTCCATACTCTCGATCAGGGGAGTAGGAGTAGGCGCGCAAGAGACCCGCTTGAACTTCCTCGATCGTGTCACCGAACTGGAGGCTATTCCTCTTGAAAGGAGCAAGCGGATTCTTCCACGAGATGTCCCGCGTAATATACGAGCCAACGCGATTAATGAGCGCGTCGGTGAATTCGTTCCACGCCGGCGTGTACTGCATGAGACCGCGCACGGTCTCCGTCACGTTGGCCTTGGTGACATCCGGGATGCGTCGCTGATAATCGTACGACGCGTCGTTGCGGATGCGATTCATGATCTCGACGTTGTCGAAGGGGCGAACGCCCCCGAGATTCCTGGGCATTACTTATCCTCCTTGTTGGCGAAGAATGCGTCAATACTACCGTCATCACTCGGACCGTTCACAGCGGCGGACGAGTCATCATTGCCCGTATCGTCGTTCTTCAGCCCAATCTGGGTCATAAGATCATACGACTTAGACTTCAGATCAGAGATCTGGTCCTTGAAACCAGCGTTCTCATCGGTCAGACTCTTAATTTTTTCCGAAGCTGCATCGAAATTGCCCTGAAGAGAATCATAGGCCCCACGAAGGTCATCATAAATCCCTTCAGGAATTCCGTCTTCACTCGGATTCTGGATTGCGTCAATCATATTATGAAAATCCATTACTTCCTCACATAATGATAGGGTGAGTGCTCATG